ATCGTATAGATCAGCGCATCATCATCACCCGTACCGACAGTGAAATTGTCGTAGTCTCCGTTTTTGCTAAAGAACAAAGTTTGCGGATTATTATTCGTGTTACCAAATACCAAGCGTTGCTCGAAAAACGAAACAACGCTTGGCCTGTTGTTCGCACCGCTTAATCCTGGGCTGGGAGATCCCGTGATCGAAAAGGTTGCAAACGTCCAGTTGTTATGATCGCTGCGCGTCAGTGTTCGTATATCGTATGACGGATGCACCAGAAACATCGTGTCAGCTGACTGCACAAAGCGAATATCAAAAAGATCTGCTTCTGCGTATGGTGTTGCTGTTTCGTATATTTCTGTGGCCGTACCGCCTGATGTGTAGGTAGTAAAACTCGTTGTATTCATCGCATTGCCGAATAGATCGGTTAGCGTAAACGTGTTGGTTGTTGAGTTGGCCACACGATAGTTGCGACCATTTAATTCTGTCATTCCACCAATGCTATCGACAAAGATCTCATCACCATTACTAAAGCCGTGGCTATTGCTGGTAAGCACACCTGGGTTTGCTTTTGTAATGGCCGTTATCGTTTTGGCAGAGCTGGTTAGCACCTGGAGATCATTGCGAAACACACGCATGATCTGATTGCCGAACTCTAGAATATATGTATCTGACGTTTTGAACTGAAACGGTATTAGTCTTGTTTTAACCGAGCTGCTTTTGACCTCGCCTAAAAACTCTGTGCCTGGCCGCCTGGTTACACCGCCGTGTGGCATGACAACCATATTGGTTAGATCTGACAGACCTTGCGAATATTTTTCTAAATTTGTGCGACCTTCCAGGCGTGGGCTAATCTCACCAGCTGTGAACGCACTAAAACTGGGTGCAGATCGTGCCATTTACATTCTTGCCTCGATAAAGTCAGAAGCCTCAAATCGTTGTGGTGCGCCTTCAGTCGCGTCAGTGTGCCGTGCCTGTTTCAGCACTTGTTCGTACTTGGCATACATCAGCTGCACTAGTGTGGTAGATCCCGTAACAGCATAAGATATTTCCGATGCCAGGTAAGCTGATAGCGCCTCGATCAGGCCGCTATCGTATTCGTTTGGATCTGTAACACGGGCAATGTATTTAATTTTAGCTATGCCCTCATCACTCAGAAGTTTTCTGCCCTCGATGACAAATACGGGTGAGCCACTGTTGGACAGCATATTGTCCTGGGGATAGCTTAGTGTGCCATTGCTAAACTCTAATACGCGCAAGCAAAACGGATCCACGGGCAGCGGATATTGAAACGCATACCCAAAATCTGGTGTGGTTGTTTCTTGTGCCAGTGTTGCCCGTCTTATCAGCGAGTTCCAGGGATGTTCTCTAAATACAAAATCACGCGCACTTTCGTATCGTTGGTTAATTATGCGCGCTACTTTGGAGTTTTCATCTAGTGCAGAGATGTTAGATGCGCCCAACATGTTAAGCGCAAAGTTAGCAATATCAACGGTAGATGGCATAGTTTAACTCCATAAGAAAAGAAGGGGCGCAAGCGCGCCCCAACCTATTAGTCTACGACATATTTGATGGTCACTTCGATTGTGCCAGTACCAGCAGCACCACCCATTGTGACGGTAACCGTTACGCCATCTTCATTAGCGTCTAGTTCTGTACCAGAGCCTAGAGCCAGCGTTGCGAGGATGTCTACTTTTTGAGCGCCTGTTGATGCAGCAGCCGCTTTATATGCAGCAGCAGCAGCAGAAACCGCTGTACCGTCTGCATTGACATAAGCTGCATGACCTACAGACAAGGTTGTTGAACCGCCCAACGCATCATGTGCGAGTGAGCCTTCAAGCAATCTTGCGCCATCTGGTAAAATAAACATCTCGATTACATCGCCTGATGCAAGTGAGCTTGCTTCAAATGTGCCATGAGCCACTCGGACACGACCGCCCAGCTCATTTGCTTTGTTCATAACAACAGGTGTTGCTCTGCTGTTAGTACGCTGTGTTGAAAAAACAGTAGCCATTAATCAGTCTCCTACTCTTGACATGCCAATTCTACTATTTTCGCTTCTTCCATCCTAGTGGATCCAATGGTTTGGCAATAGTAGACTTGGGTTGAATATGACTTGTCGGCTCGTTCATCGATGCGCGCATTTGGCTCTTTACCAACTGCAAGCTTGATACCGTCTGACGCGAAAGCAATTACCTGACGATGACCGTTTGCGTCTGTTGTTAGACGGTTACTTACGATGAAATTAAATCCCACAAACGAATTGATCTGACCTTGAGCCAACGCCTTGACGGTGTTGAAGTCAGAGCTTGTGACTGTTGTGTTGTTCAACAAATCGCTGATCTGTTTTGGAGACACAACGATGTGTCGTGTGATCGATGGATCAACACTAGCAGCATCGAGTGTTTCTTTTGCAGACAATAGTTTTGCAATGGTAAGACCAGCAGAACCGTGTGCGATTTTCTGACCAGCTGGTAGTGCTGTTGATGTGGAACCATCTTTGCCAGTTTGGGATGTTCCCAACGCTGCTGCAATGATTTCATCATCCATCGCACGACCCATAGCAGCGGCTGCTGCACGGCCATAAGAACTTGTCGGATCTATCAATAGTCTGATTTTATCCTGGTCATCGATCAGGTCAGCATATTCATAGTCTGACATTGTCACCATGCGTCTGGTGTGTGGTGTTTCGACCATCGGGGTATCAGAATGCCTTGATGTTCTTTTGACAGCGGCTGCTGATCCTACTTGATCGAAGAAAGCCTTTTCGCCATTTACAGATTCTACATCTACTGCATCTCGCAGCAAAGAACCCATCTGCTGTGAAAGCATTTGGACATTTGCAGAAAACTGATTGACAAAGGCTGTAGTGATTTGAGTAGACATGTGTCTCTCCTTCTACAGTTAAGTTTTCAGATTGCTGCGCGCGGTTATCTCAGATGAGGCCGTGCTGACTGGTTAGCCAGTTACTCTACTTGACGCACAAGTTTGATGGCGTGGGGCTTTCGCTTATCCACTAGCAAGTTCAAATAATTTTTGAACCTCTTCGACAGCTTCATCATGGTTTGGATGAAACTTATCTGTATATGCACCTTCTGTCATTTTTTGCTTTGCCAAAGACATAGCTTCAGCTGGTGTCATAACTAATTGTGTGCCTTCACCGACAAGGGTGTCTTCACCTATGTCCGAAGCAATACGGGCAAACATTCTTATAATATCTGGATGATCACCTAGTCTGCGACCATCTGATAAAAATACATCTTCTAAAAGGTCTGGATCAATGTAGCGCTCTGCTGCTGCCATTGCCATGCTGACCTTTTGCTCTGTGGCCTGGCCAAACTCTTTTTCCAACTCCATTTCGCTTTGTGAAATTAAAGTCTCTACATTTTGTGCAGATCTTTCATCAACCTCGGTTATGGTGGTTTCTAAAAAATCTGCCATTTGTTGTGCTTGCCTGTTGTTCAGACCGGCACCATACACTGCCTCTTTAAATTTATTCCAGCTATCCTCATCAGATTCATCGACATTTATTTTTATGTCATAATCATTTGCATTTTCTGGACGGCCAGTTTCCGCATAGAATTCATTATATTGATCGTCTGTCCAACTGCTTTGCGGCTTTACAATTTTGTCTGCGCCAATGTGAGATCTGGCGTGTACATATGCTTTTGCTACAGCATTTGCGTCTGCAAAGTTTTGCAGACTTGGATTGCCTCTTAAACTTTCATCTAATGTATCAACAAATCTTACTGGTGCTTCTGTTGCTTCCGCTGCGACTTCTTGAGATCCAGTATCTTGGGTTGCCTCTTCGCTCATTGTTTTGGTTCCTTCTTGTCGGACAACATCCTGACGATCAGCAACACTGTTGCGCGTTGTCCTTCGTTAAATGCAGATTCATATGGATCGCCAGAAAAGGTGGTTGTCTCAAATCCAAACCTGGTTTTGAGGTCATCTAAAACTTGCTCACCGTCCTCTGTATTAAACGTGCGGCGGTACGCTAATTTAAGGTCTTCTAATTTCTTCATCTTATTGCTGTACAGCTTTTACCATAGGCGCAATCTTATTGGTTACCTCTGCGTCCATCATGGCGTCTTGCTGTGCGGCCTGGAGTTCAGCGGCTTGTTCTTGCTGATCTCGTATCTCGGCTACTTCATCTGGGCTACGAATAACACGCGCTGGTATGCCAGTGACTTCAACCAAGTACTGTACAAGCT